TAGCGACATACTTAAGCCCTATGAGGTCTGGTATGTCTACCCACAGTATAAAGTGTGCGTAACAACGGATATAGATACTAAATGTCACAATGTTAACAAAGATGACACTGGAGCATATGTAGGTAATGACAGAAAGGTAAGAGCATGCTACATAAAGGCAAGTAAGATCATATATGTAGCTCCAAACGACCAAACGGCATTATTACATGAACTTTGTCACGCAACGGGTTTCCCAGCAGATGTTTGCGACAGTAATTACCGTTAACACTTAAGCGTATTCTATTTAGAGGGGAATTTAGACAGGTAGGATATAATTATGAGCAACATGGATCTTGTGGATATATTAGAGAAACTTCATAAAATAGAAATATGTGTAGCCAAGACATCTGAAATTGTTAACAGTATAAAGGATGAGATAAAGTCTGTTCACAAAGATATAAATGGTAATGGTAAACCTGGTATTAAACAAGATGTTGCTACTATATGTGAACGTGTAACAGTTTTAGAAACAAAAGATACACTTTCAGCAAAGAATGTTGCTATACTTATCGGCATTATAACTTTAGTTGTTCAGGTTGGTACTCAATTTATAGTACATGCTAAATAGATTTGTAGTGAACTTAAGTTCCAAAGGAATGTAAAATGGCTGAGAATGAAATAACCAAAGAGCAACCAGCAGCTCAAACCGTTGAAGTTAACGAGACTCCGAAGGCTGATGTTAGTATAGACGCTGGTAAAGCACAGGCACAGGCGTTCTATACAATGCGAAAGCAGAACAAACAGCTTAAGGAGAAATTGAAGGCACTGGAAGAGAAGGTAAACACACCAGTGGAAGTTGCTGAAGTACCGAAGGTAGCTCCTTCAGTACAGGAAGTTAACAGCATAGAGGATTTAAACGTACAGGCGGATTCTATACTATTGAGTGATCCCGAAGTATTAAAAAATCCTGGTATTGTGTTTAGTATCATGGACAGTATAGAAAACGACCCATATCTAGCTAGGATTGATAAAGCAGACCCACTTATGGCTAGAAAGATGGCTTTAGAGAAATGGAAATCAGTTAACACAGCAACACCTGTAGCTGATCCCGTTAAACCTACAGCCAACGCTAACAGAGGTACTTTTAATAACATAGAAGCCTTGGTTAGTAAACTGGACACCTTAAAGCCTGGTACAGTAGAATATAAAAACGTATTGGCAGAAATCATCTCCAAACGTTAATAGGAAATTACAATGGCAAACGAATTATATCAGAGACCTGGCCAAACCGCAGATCCTGCAACTGGTCTAGTAGCAAAAGTTTACAGTGCTCGTGTCGTAGATGCTCTTTATGACAAACCGGGACTGTGGAAACGTTTCATGAACTTCACAGCTGAAGTTTCCAGCCGTGGCGAAAGCGTAGTCATCCCTGTGATGCCTTACCTTACCGCTGTGGATGTTAACTTCCAGACTGGTGCAGTTGCTTTCAACGACACCACTCATACCTCACAGGAACTCTTAATGTCTCAGTGGAAAGCTGTTCCTTATCGCCTTCCCAAGAACGTTAAGCTCTCCGCAAAGATTGACCTTGAGGGTGAACTTGCAAAGAACGCCGCAAACGCTGTTTCAGACTCAATCGACGCAGAAATCACTGAGCTTATGTCTGGTTTTACCACACACATAGTAGGTGACGGTACAGACCCTATCTCAGAAGACCTTCTTTACGGTGCAATGGAAGCACTCATGGGTTCCCATGTTGACCCTTCCATCAACCCTATGGACTTCGTGTGGGTTATCCATACCAGCTGCTTTACCGCCCTTAAGAAACTTGGTATCGTTTCAAGTGCTTATGTGAAAGGTAAAGATGCTGTCGGTGGCGCTGACATGTATCTCGCTCAGGACACCCTGTTCGGTATTCCTCTGTTCTTCCGTGGCGATTCTGCTATGGCTTCCAGCGGCAACATTGTACGCAGCGGTCTCTTCCACAAATCTGCAATAGCAGTTGGTATTCAGAGCAACATGGAACTTACCGTTCAGCCCGCATCAGGTACTCTTGCCACAGAATACATCACTGATTGTATCTTTGGTGTGAAAGAACTTCGTGACGAGTACGGCTGTATCATCCTCACCGATAAGACAGTCTAAGTAAGTTAACAGATAAACAAAACCCTGGAGCGAGGTTAGGCCTCCTCCAGGGTTTCTAATTAGAGGCAAATATGCTAGCACAAGACACTATAAACGCTGTCAGAATACAAATAAACGAAACCAATCCAGCAGATTCCCACTTTACAGACTCAGAACTGTTAACTTTCATAAACGATTGTACCATTGACATTATATCCAAGATTTCAGCCTACCCCAAGGTTAACTATACTGTAGCTGTAACCGATACGTTAACACTAGACTCTGATGTAGTAGTAGTTGACAAGATATATCTATTGCATGGTGGAAAGTATGAACAGCTTCAGACTGTAGACTTCGACACGTTTACCAACAGTAATTCATCTTGGTTAAATGAACCCTCTGGTAAACCCTCAACAGCTATACGTATGGATGCGTTTACATGGAAACTGTTCCCTACTCCTTCAGCTGAATATCTCACTGACACTGTGCTTATCTATGCAAGGTCTATACCTGCTGCGTTAACATCAGCAAATGAGGAACTACCTTTCGTTAAAACTATACACACTGCATATGAGCACTACATTGCTTCTAAATGCTGGCCTAAACTTAACGACGTGCCTAAGTCACAGGCTGAATATGCTATGTACAGCAACATACTTAAGGTACAGACACCTGTTATCACTGCAACGATAGGTTCACAAAAATACTTTACATTTGGGCTATAACATGAAAAAGATACTATTAATAGCACTGTTTGTGTTAACACCCTCTTATGCGGCTGATATGCCATTTACAGAGAGTTTTCGTGGGTTAACAGGTGGATTGAACACACGTACTACACCTATATATCTAAAGAAGACTGAATCTCCTAACATTGTTAACATGGATCTTGATCAGGAACTAGGTGCGTTAACAACACGTAAAGGCTGGGAAACATGTGGAGACTATCCTACTGGCAAAGAAGTCATCAATATATACGAGTGGTCTAAAGATGCCTCTACAAAGCGTTTAATAGCTACTGACGGTGAAACTGTTTACGCTACTGGAGACTGTAAGGACTGGACACTTATAACTTCAGGCCATACTACAGATACCTACTG